AAAAAACACCGCCCCGGCCGGCGCCGAGAGAAGTGGCCAGGGCGGTGATGCCGACTGCAATAGCCGACAGTCCGGCACCGGCCGCAAGTAAACCTGCTCCGATAGCTGCGGTTCCAACGCCGATCAACGCAAACGCTCCGGCAAGTGCCAGGATCGTCGGAACAAGAGGAGTCAGTACAAGACCGGCCACACCAATCACGGTGAATGCACCGGCAATCGTCACAAGCCCCTTGGCAATGCTCTCCCAACTCATCGAGCCAAGAGCCAGCAGCACCGGAGTCAGAACAGCCAATGCGCCAGCCGCCACCAGCATGGCAGCAGAGCCAGGCAAAGTACCGTTCATCACATTCAGACCGATGGCAAGCTCTGCCAGAGCGCCGCCCATTGTGACGAGCCCCTTTGCGATTTCTTCCCAGGTCATACCGCCCATCTTTCCAAGGGCGTTTGCCACGATCTCAAGTGCTGCACCAACAGCGATCAGACCAACACCAACGCTTATCGTGTTCTTCGGCATCACCTTCATAGCGATAGCCACTTCAGCCAATGCGCCGCCCATAGCGACAAGCCCCTTGACGATCTGGTTCCAGTCAAGGCTTCCGAAGTCGCCCATCGCGGAAGCAAAGATTTTCATAGCGGCGCCAATCCCGATCATCGCGAGCCCGGTGGACACCAGACCCTTTGCATCGCCAGTCAACTTGGTAAAGACTGTGATCTCCGCCAGAAGAATACCGATGGAGCCAAGCCCCTTCACAAGCTGTCCGAAGTCGAGATTACCGAGATCCTTGCAGGCGGATGCCAGGATTTTGATTGCCGAGGCAAGGACGACGATTCCAGCCGCTGTTGTCAAAGACTTTCCACTGAACTTTGCGGTGTTCATAAAGAGCGAGACTTCCGCCAGCAGTACACCGACACCAGTCAGCCCTTTTGCAAGCCCATTCCATTCAAGCGTTGCAAGGTCAGTGCAGACCGATGCAAGGATCTTGATGGAGGCTGCAAAGAGGATCATCTGTGTCGCGCCCTTCATCGAAGAACCGCCACCCATGCCGAGCAGCTTCACAGCGCCGACTATCACAGCCATCAAAGCTGTCACACCGGCAACACCTTTTGCAAGCTGTCCACCATCCAGATCGGAGATCTTCTTCAGAGCTGACGCAAGGATCAGGATAGATGTTGACATGGCGAGCATCACCGTCGAACTCTTTACTGCACCTTTAACATCTCCGCTGATTTTGGTAAAGACCGACATAGATGCCATCAGTTCGGCAAAGAGAACCGTAATAGCTCTAAGTGACGCAGATAACTTCTCACTATCAATAAGAGAAATCGCGACGATGGATGCTGCCAGAATCGCAATAGCGCTTGCTATTTTCAGCAAAGTTCCGGCTTTTAACTGCGTCTGATATGCCTCAAAGCATCCACGAACCCCATCCAGAATTCCCTTCACATTGTCAAGAAGACCTCCGACCTCGTCAAAGGGCTTCGTCAAACTATTGGTGAATTTGGTTATGGCAATCGCAATACCGCCGATAGAAATTCCGTTCAGTAGGTCGATGATTCCGCTAAAATCAGCGTTACTCACCGCAGTTACGATCTTATTGATGCCGGTGCCGACCGCATCGAAAATACCACCGCCAATTTTCTTAGCGGCGATGGATAGTGCTTGAATCAATGCTGCGAATTTCGACACATCGGTATTTCCGCCGATCTTAGAAAACGCATCGGAGATGCCATCTTTCAGCCCAACAATAGCGTCTTTGACCTGACCGGCACGCTCTTTCAGCTTCTCAAGGATTGTGTGAAGGAGTTCCAGTCCAGGGACCTGAATCTTCTCTTTGGCAGTACCAAAAAGTTCTTTCAGAGACTCCTTTGCTTCATCCAGCGTCGGCAGGCCAAGGTATTCACGAACGGACTCGGCGAAATTCTTGATGGCCGTGACAGCACCACTCACAAAGTCAGAGATCTTCTCAATGCCTTTGCCAAAGGTGTCGTTCTTCTTGATCGCTTCGTCAAGCTTGACGAGCCATTCTCCAATAGAGCCGGTCACGCCGAGAACACCGCCGCCCACTTTTCCAAGAAGAGAACCGACCGGTCCCAGAATCGCACCGATCGCCTGCTTGCAAATATCAAGTACGGCAAACAGTCCCTTGAAAGTATTTTTCAGATTTTCAGAAGCCGTGTCACTGAGCGTCAGCTTTTCTGTGAACTTCAGCAGTCCTTCCGTCAAATTATGAAGCTGTTCCGCAGTAGTTGGTGGAAAAATATCACGAAAGGCTTCTGTGATCGGCTTGATAACCGTTCCGATCCCCTTGAGCGTGTTCTTGAGAGACTCGATCAACTCGGTTCTGCCGCCAAGGTCTTTCCATCCCTGAAGTACCGAATTACGAGCATCAGACTGCGTATCAATAAATCCACCGATCGTCTGGCTAAGACCTGTCCACAATTCCTTGGCTTCTTCAAAGTCGCCAAAAAGGATTTCCCATGTATTGGCCCAGCCGGAGCCAGCAGCCTCCTTTAAGGTATCCATCAACTGTGAGAATGTCTTGACATCCTGTGCAGCCGCGAATGCCTTCTTGCCGATGTCAGTCGTTTCATCGGCATAATTACGAAGCGTGCCGACAAGAGCTTCCGTCGTCATCCACTGATCTTGCAAAGAATCGTTAAAGTTATGCGTGGCGTCGATGACATTTCCCTTGACGGTCTTATACATTCCGTCTGCGGTTTTCGTCAAAGTTCCGCACGCAACGGCTGACTCCAAAAGCTGTGTCTTGAATTCCACCGTTGCCATGTTCGCGTTTTCAATGGATTTCCAGTCGATCAGTTTGACATATCCTGCGGACAAGGCCTGCGCAAAGTTATACATCGCACGGGAAGCCTCGTTTGCATTTGCACCGGAGACGGCAGCCACATTCGACACGCCCTGAATCGCCATAACAGCATCCTCAAGGCCGACGCCGGCATTCGTAAACTTACCGATATTGGAGGTCATATCCTGAAAAGAGTAAATTGTCTTATCGGAATAGGTGTTCAGCTCCTGAAGATACTTGTTGACCTCCTCCAACGATGCGCCGGTGCTCATCATGATCGTCTGAATAGAGCCCATCTTAAGCTCGTATTCGTCAAAGCCCTGCTTGACAGGCTCCAATGTAAACGATTCGATCATCCGTTTTCCGGTATTGATGACCGAGTTGGTAATGTTTGAAAGGGCGGTCACCGCCATGACTTCGAGCGCCGAGAATTTCATCCGAACAGTCTCGACGGAATTGCTAAGGGTCGAAAGGTCGCACTTTTTAGCTGCGTCGCCAAGGCCCTTCAGACCTTTAGCCGCACCGTCCAGATCCAAACCCTCTTTGAGTTTGTCGAGCGTGGACAGACTTGTCTTCACGCCCGCCTCGAATTGACGGTTGTCGAATCGCATTTCAACAACTCTCTCGTCAATCGTTGTGCTCATGTCTTCGTGACCTCCTTCCATGCGTCATTTGCGATTTGATCAAAAATAGGCCGGATAGCAGGATTGATGTAATCGCGTCCCGCTACCCAGCCGCCGGTTCCAGTCCCATGTCCATACTGCAAAATGATGGCGATGGGAACTCCATTTTGAATATTTGAATTGTGAAACGAGATGCTCACAGAACCTTTCTTGTTCGTGATCTCGTAATACCACGATTGCGCTGTTTCTCCGGAGTCAACAGGCGTTGCAGACGCAAGAGCGGCCACTCCGGCTCGGCCATACTGATCGAGGTCTCCGAGATGCACCATTTCTTTGGCTCTCTCCAAAAACCTCGTCAGCTTGGAGAAGTCGCCCTTTTGTCTGAACGTGATCATATCTTTCTCCTTTTACAGCTTTTCGCAGTAATCCAGCGAGATCCAGCCAGCGCCGGATTTCAGCTTACCCCACATCGAAGCGCCGGTGCCCTTGCTCTCGCTTACAATGGTGTAAACGCCAGGAGCAATAAAGCCGTTGGATGCATTCTGCGTGCCTGGGCCTTTGCGGATGTTGAGATTCTTGATCTTCACCCTGACCCGATACGGCTTAGTGGCCTTCGGAGGCGTGGCAGCAGGCGTCGTGCTGCCGGAAACGCCGAGACGCTTGTTAACCTCAGCAGCGATCTGACCATGAAGGTTATAAAGATAATCGCCGGGGCAGGCCTTAGGCGCAAACCAGCGGTGTACCGTCATGTTCTGCTGCTCCACCTTGCCGATAAGGGACTTGTCAGCCTTCCATTTCAGCTCCTTGATGCCGTTTCGCTTGCAAATATCGGCAAGCAAGGCGATCAAAGACTGATAGGCTGCGTACGTTACCTTGTAAGGGTGCGTGGTGTCGCTTGCCACTTCAATGGTAATGGCACGGTTGTCGTTGCTTGCAGAGGAAGAGCACCAGGAACGGTCTTTCTCCTCAACGGACAGGCCGATCGAGCCGTCCTTTCCGACCACATAGTTGGCAGAACACTTACGGTTCGTGGTAGCGAAATAATCGCATCCCTGCTTCGCAGTCCACTGTCCCACGATACAGTGAATCGTAACCGTGTCGATGGCGTGGTTTCTATTCGGCGTTTTATTCGGTGAGATCCTGGTGTAAGACACCAGCGGACTATTGGTGAACATAGTTGTCTCCTTTCCGGTCAGAGTGTTGTAGTACGCTTGTCCATAGGCAGCTCTCTTTGCTCTCGCAGCCTCGCTCTGATCGGCAGGCCGTTCAAACTTGAGGAGAACCGCATCGGACGCTTCGCGTACCGTTGTGGCAGTTTTCAGCACGGAAAGGACAGCCGGATATTCCTCACGAAGCTCTTTCATGAAGAATTTAAGCTGCATTTCCGCATCACCGATGGAAGTACCGCAAGTCTTGGAAAACGCCAGCAGTGCCGCCTTTCTCGTCGAGTAAGTCCATTGGCAAAGGCCGTAGCCGGCTTTATCAGAAGAAAAATTCCGATAAGTACCGTTATCCACAGCCTTGGTATAGGAAGCGTCGGGATAGCCCAACTTCTTTTCATAGGAGTTTTGCAGATTCTGGCTTTTCAGCCCGCTCTCCGCAAACATATTTCCCATGGCGCCGGCAGCACCAGCATCGCTGAGCCCCTGACTTTTCAGAAAAGCAAAAATCTGCCGTTCTGTCATGGTATTACCCCCTTGTATTCCACTGCTTCCGTCGGGCAGCGTTCAGCGCTTTATACTGCGCGGCAACCTCCGCTCTCGAAAGCTTCTGAGGCGGCGACCCCTCCACATTACACACATTGATAAGGGTCAGCAGTCGGTTCAGATGCCATTTCTGGCACTCAAACGGAATACCGTAGGAGATCATCCAATAATAAATGACCTCTGCCGTGACGATTTTACGGCTTCCACCCTTTTTCTTTGCATTGGAGATGGTCGTGGCGGTCATCGGAGCGTCAATGTACTCCGTGACCGTCTTCAAATTTGATGGAGTGATCGCTTTATACACATTCGGGTCAACATTCTGTGTCAGTGTCATGCACCGGATGTAGTCGATAGTCTCTTCTATGGTCATCGCCTTGCGGGACAAGTAAGGCTTGTGCCATTTGGCTTCCCATTTTGAAAGAGAGACCAGCGAATGCTCCAACTGGAGCGTCTGCTCCTTAGTGTTGATAAAGTTTCCGACCCCGTCAAACAATTCGGTAGCCGGCACTGTGATCTTCAGCATCGCCGGTCCTCATTATCATCAGTTTTCAGGAACAGCGGGAGCTTCGGCACTCTGATCGGCCGGGGCTGCCTTTTCCGTCTTGGGAGGAACGATGCCGTTGACGAACTCGCTCGCAGCCTTAGCGTCGGTTGCCAGCTCCATGAACAGGTTGCTGTACGCCTCGGTCTGAGCGAAGGCATCGCGGACTTCCTGGTTCTTGATGAATCGACGGCCATCCGGAGACTTCTCGCCGTAAGCGCGCAGAATGATGTCCTTGAAGGTCTCAATGATGACCTTGCCATTCTGCGCGGCAACGATGCGGTTGATCATTTCGACCAGGCCTCCCTCAACAGAGACCTCCAGTTCAGTCACCTCAGCCTGTGTCAGGTTGAAGTAAAAATCCTCCTTGCGAGTGGTACCGTTGTAGTCGGTATAAGCGATGGTTTTCTTAAGCATGATACTTTCTCCTTTCAAAAATTAAAGAAAGCGGAGCCCTCGGTGAAGAGAGCCCCGCTTTAGAAGTTCTTGTACCGTGGATCAGCCGGCAGCCTTCGTCAGCTCGATGACCTTCTCGGGCATCGGAAGCGTGGGTTCGGTGGCCTGGTCGCCATCGGTGCCGTACAGCATCTCCTCCAGCTTCGCGAGCTTGGCCTTGTCGGTCTTGGTGGAGTCGATGACCAGATGCGCGGTCGGCTTGAAATTG